TTCTTTTCTATAGACCCCCCCTTATCTGACAAAAACTTACAAAATTTAAAGGGGAATCGAAAGAGAGCGTCAACCATCTTACCAGCCTTGCGAAAGACTGACATTGTAGATGCCATGACAGACCGAATTTCGGTCTCCTGATCATTTACTTGCGGCTCAGGTACCGGTACTCTCTGTTTCCACAGAGTAGAAGCAATTATTAATATAAGCGACAAAACAGAAAATGCTATGGAAATTCCAGCAGCGGTCTTGTAATAAAATCCCATAGAATCAAAACCAGATTCTGCTTGTCGCGAGGCCTTTGTCAATTGGTCAATTAAGGCGGGGACATCCTTAGTTCTTGTATCCAATTCTCCTAACATAGCTTGAATACCAGACAACACATTTGATGCGTCATCTAAAGTGTTCTCGGCCTTATTAGTCAGGGTTGGAGATACAAACATATTTCGCATACTTTGCATCTGTGGCTGGGCCTCCATAATAGACCTCAAATAGTCCATTATAGGGACTAATTTAAGAGGGGTGAAGGCACCGCCACGAACAGCTAACACATTACTAGTCAACATAATATCATTAAGCCTATGTGCAACTGTAGAGAAAAGCATATTTTTACAACGTGGGCATGATTTTACAGATTTCGCCTCATGACTATTTCGATAGCGACGACAACAAAATATACACCGTGACCACTTACCAAAGGAATGGTCATCGGGATCACAAACATCAGGAGTGAAGCTTTGTATAAATTCCAAGACGGCCCGATGGATCATAACAGAAGTTCGATACCAAGAGTACACTTTAGGTGACCCCTGGATGTCTGCCAATTCTGGAGCCGCATAACCAATCACACCTCGAACAAAATCCCCATACTTATCTATAGTGTGTATAGTAGACTGCTCGTGTGATGGATTATCTGCAAAACATGACCGCACGGCAGTTGCAAGACAACCAGCACCAGAATTTAAATGACGACGAACTTCTGTATTACACTCCAAAGCTCTTTTCCACCCAATCCTAGCCACTAAATACTCTGTCATGGCCATACCGGACTGCATTCCACTAACTATAGCAACAAACAAGGATCTCCG